CATAAGCATCACCAACTGCACCCATGATAGGGTTGCCCCATTCATTGCGCATCGGGTCTGGCGGCAAAAGACCATATGTACGACAATCTCCGACACTGTCAATACCGACAACGAAAGTACGATACTCCGTAATAGTAATTGTATATCCAATCTTCGCAGCGACATTAATAAAGAACTCCCGCGACTGTTCTCCGACCATCGTCATGCGCATAATCAGCGCAAGCTGTCGTTCATCTATCGCCTGCGGAGCAGTATAGCAAGGATCAGGCAGACCCCAATTTCGTTCCCAGTCTGGTAACAGCTCTATTGTTTGACGCGGATCACTTTCCCGCTCTAACAAATCGGCCGCACGACTGTCAACAAAACCCCAATACTTACATAGACCAGCTACAACTTTATATAAAAGACTTTCAGGATGACGAGGCCAAGCCTGCCCCTGAGGAAGCAACGCAAGAAACGCTTGCTTATAATCATCACCAGTACGACGTACGTGACGATCAATTTGTTCACTCATAAAGTATCGTCTCCAGCACTGCCATGTGACCAAGAGACGGCATTACGTAGTCCACCGTCGTTACTAATTCAAACGATTGCACGCTCGGCGCATTTAAAATTGCGTAACTTATCCACGCTGCGTAAATCGTTTGTCCTGGAGCTGCTTTTGCAAACAACATATCCCGAATGCTCTTTTCAATTTCAGCACGTGCAGCTTCAGTATCCGGCATCAAGTTTGCAATCGTAACGTCAATGAATTCCTTGATTGGTGCAAGTACATAACTATCCTTGACTGTAACCGGACGCTTTAAATCAATATAATCTTTAACAGCGATCACATCATCAGGAGTTGGCCATCCATCATCGCTAGCACGCAGATCATCCATCAAGAAACGTATCGTGATGGTACCTGTCCCTTGCTCTGGAGCTGCCCACGCACGCGTCACTCCAGGAACTGCCAGCGCCCACGTAATGTAATCTGCTTGTGATCCACCCATAGCTGGATTACGAATTCGTTGTAAAATACGTTGACGTAATTCGTTGTCTGTTTCTTCATCAGTACCGCCGGTTAATTCTACTACGGTAACAGTGCCGTCAACGCCAGCAGGGGTAGCCACGAAACCTAATTGTGCACCTTCGTCCATATTACCTAGCGCACCATAATCAATAGCAACGACGCCAACATTAACCGGTGAGGCTCCTGTCGTCACGTCTTCTATTGTCTCGTAATTAATATTATTGTCACTGATCAATTGCGTTCCAGCTGGCACCACAACACTTGGTGTGCCGGTAATTGCAATGGTACCTCTAGCTGGTGTTGCAACCTTGCGACCAATCGTTCCGTCAGCGTTTACTAACCAGATATCACCATGCCGATCCAGCCATTCATGTTCAGCAGTGTCCGGCAAAAGCTGCAGCGCCAACCAGTCCAAATAGCGCAAAGTCAGATGCGCCAATGCAGCCATGGCATCAGCCATGACACGCAGGACACTGTTGCCAATGAACGAAGCGCGACCAAGCGCAGTCGTTATTTCGCCACGAACAGTCTGGCGCACCGTGCGCAATGTTGGGGTTGTCCAAGGCATTGATTAAATGTTCCTGATTCCATCCCACAGATTTTGGAAGCGCAAATCTATCAGCATATTTGGACCACGATAAACCCGCACCATAACATCAATGCGTTCAATACCGCCACGCGTTGCCACAACATCAATGCGACTACATATGCGCTTGTCAATCATTGGTCGTAAAGCAGCCCGACAATACTGTTCAGCGCGCGTCACTGTCGCACCCTCTTGAGCTTCCATCGGTGTTATTTTAGCGCGACGCAAAAGCCAGATCTTTGCTCCAATAGGCCAGCCGTCCCAAATTGTTTCCGCATCCAAATCCCCCCACCAGCCTTTACGGTCAGTGCTATCTGGATCAGGCAGCACATCATTTGGATTAGCCAGCGCACAAGTCAGCAATGCTACCTTGACTACATTAACAAGTTCTTCAGTCTCATCCAATGTATCGTCTGGCTTTAACAGCCAATCAGCCCAGATGCCCTCTAAATTTGTGACGTTCACAATGCGAATATCAGTCATGAACTCAAGGCCACTATATCGCGTTGCATAAATGCTGGATGAACGGTGTTATTTTCAGATATCAATTCTTCACTGCGCGATCCATCACCATAAATGCGATTAGATAAAGCCAACGCCGGATAGTTAACTGACCAATGATACTGAATTACGCGCGGTAATTGCCGTTCTGTTGCAGACAAATGTTGAATCAATAACGCTGCTAATAGAACAAAACTTTGATAATCATTTGACACAAACGAATCAGCTTTGTTGAGTTTTATTTCCTCTATGATTGCAGACATAGCATCCATCAAGTCATCAATCTCACTGCGACTACTAAATTCCATAACAGAAATTAACTGGCTCTGCTCAACAAAAGAAAAAAGAATACCGGCATTAATAATAACCAAGCCTAAATGATACAAAGGGCTTTCAGAAAATAAAGAAACGCGAACACGATTCATGCAATTGAGTGTGGCACCAGCAGCCCGCGCCTGCTCAAAACAGGCAAATAATTCAGTTCCGACAACTTTATTGTCAACCAGCGTACCAAAATCTACCATAAACCGACCTACCGCTGTCCTCAATTTAGCCGCGTCCACGTTGGACGTAACTGGAAATAGCAATAGCTCAGTCATCATGCGACCGGAAATTTCCTTTGCTTCCGTCAGCTCAGACTTCTGCATTAGCCCGGTCCCAATTCTGCGTCGTTTGCAGTTGCCGCAGCACTCTCACCAGTAGTCTGCGACTGACCCTGCACTTGAAACGCACTATTGATTTGTACAGGTATATTTCCCGGTGTACCAAGCTCAACAAAAGTCATTTCGAATGTGCAGTAGCCGCCACGCTCGCGCGTCTCAGTCACATTATAACGTTCACATAAACACTGCATAGGCTCAGCGAGATACGGGTCCATCAGCTCGCCGCCTTGATCACTGTCCAGTGCCTCCATCAAGTCTCGTTTGACTATATTATAACTTGGTCCAATCAAATAACCCGTAATCTGATAGCGCGTGGCAGCCCTGCCCATGTCCTCCGAATACGGTACATCTCTCTTGGGATATTCGTGTAAAACAACACGTCGACCTCCGCTGCGACCCTGCTGCTCTACATGATATTGCACACCAGCAAATGATGCCGCGACAAGTTGCCTGCGCCATGGTGTAGGAGCTACTTCTTTGATCGTTGCCATTTAAGTTGGATCGCCTTTAATCTGAATTGGTACAGTAGACCAACAACCGCCAGCATCAACAAAAATTGAATTGCCGCCATATTTTATGTGTGTATGAGTCTTATCAACCATAAATGATTTTGTTGTATCCTGATATTGACCAATGACGTGACTAGGGCTGATGATCAACTTAAAGTTTCCGCCACTCTCGTTAATCGTCCAAGTGTCACTGCCCTTATCATAGACTCCGACTAGTTTAGTGCCGGTATAGAATTCAATCTTGTTTGCTGAAACGCGCACCTCAGTATTAACGCTGTCGCCTTCGTGCTTATACTTTTCCTGCTGCTGTCCGCTGCTGCCGCTCGACGCATCACGCGTTGCAGTCTGCCCGCCTGCGGACCCACCGCCGCTGCCGCCCTGCGACTGGCTCTTCTCAATCTTATGGGTCTGCATCTTTTTATTGACGTGCCGCAGACTAACCATGCGCTCCGTCTTGCCTTTTGGATCCTTGACTGACTTACCGTCAAGCCCGACGATATATGTGCCATTCTCTTTGAACAAGACCATCTGCTCACTGCCATCCGGCGCGTAATTGGCACCTTCACCCTCACTCATGCCATAGGGTCGTACCCTTCTGTCATCAACCATAGCAACAGGATGAGAACGAGAGCCGCCAATATATAACATGACAGCTTCAGCAGCAGGTCCAGTGGGCTGATCATGATTCCAATCACCATCCTGTGATGCATTAGATTGCTGTGAAGGCTTCTTCTGGTTGGGATCTTCCTGCTGCTTGATCGGGAACGCCGTCATACCGACAGGTTGCCAACGCTCAAAGTCACTAGGCGTTTCACTATGATAGACGTCAGCATACTTAACCTGTTGCATCAAATGATCATCATCAAACTCACGGACCGTCGCACGCGCTGTGCCCATACGTGCCTGACGTGTAGCATTTGCAAGTGTCGTACGTATTGTCATTGCGTTGGCCTTGGTACGCCCTCACCGAGAGCTTTCGTGTTGACAAGTTCAAGCTGTGTGCGCGTGCCAGTAGAATTATCCTGACTGAATGTGACACTCTTTAAAATCAATGGCGTGCCATTCATAACCAGCATAGGTGACTGTACCGTTACGTTCTGTCCTCTTTTCCACAAACCACCAGACGGCTTCAGCCAGCCATGAACTGTTCCGTACACAGTTACATAAGACTCTTGCATCCAATTGCTTTCAGAAAAAGCACGACCCTCATGCAGCTCCTTGTGAAAATATGGTATCTCAGGGACGACGACACTAGGAACATATTTCGGTCCCAGCGTCTGATACGTTTGTGATACAAACGGAACACTCGCAACCTTGGCTCCCCACTGGTCATCAGTGCCGGGACCTTGATTCGGGCTAGGTACGCCACCGGCCTGCAGCGGATCATAAATAACCTCGCGTCCCTCAATCATATTCTGACCCTCAACAAGTGAATCCCCGCCGCCAATTGACCCTACAAGAATGCAAAAATTACCTTTCTCATCTGCGGTATGTGCAATGCCGATTGGACTTCCTTCCTTGCCAAGATGCCTCGTCAAAGTATCAATAAAGTCATGCACAGATTCACCATGCGTAGCTGAAAGACGCGGTATCTTGAAATTAGGAAGCTGCCCACCCTCAACTTTCAAAGTGATATTTAATGGCTTGAGTACAGTACGAATAATTTGCTCTGGAGTATTATTTTTGAATTCACCTGTCTTTGAAATAACACTTGACACGGCAAGCTGAAGATTATTAGCACACTGAATTTCAATGTGATGACGGCGCGCATCAACAAACACTTGCCGCGTCGTAACCTTGCCTGTGAACGCCAGTTGCCCAGCCAGCGTTACAGTACAATACGTCCCCGGCATGATCTGCAACTTTGACAGATGCAGACTCAGCGGTGAAGCCTCACTGCATGTGAAGCGGCAAGAGTACGCTGGCATCTCACGCAGTTGATGCTTGACAGAAACACTTTCCCAGTCTTGGTAATTCTGACCGGCAACTGTCAATATCGCAAGTTCAGTCGGCTTCGGCATGTCATTCGAAAGCGTATGTGTTGAACGCAGTTACACCACCACCAGCCATCGGTGCCTGTGGCGAGCGATGGATTTTCACATCTATGAACGCCTGATTAATCCTATCCTGCTCAGACTTTTTCTTTTGCGCACCGCTGAAGTCAATGTCAACTGTTGCTGTGCCCAAGTTGCCGCCGCCACTGCCAGCGCGCAAGGCATGGTCCATGGAGTCACGTGACCAGCCGCCATATGGAATGGCGCTGCCACTGCCGCTCCAGACGCCAGTCCCAGCCTTCGCCGCCGCTGCCCTTTGTTGCTCCGCCCACCGACGACCTTTCTCACCATGAGACGAAAACCAAGCTCCTTCAACTTTGTGCATGTTCCAGTATTTTTGGTTCGCCATGTACTTGTCAAAATTCTGATCACCCCGCATGCCTTGGTCAGTTGCGTAGTCTGTAATGTTTGATCCAGCGTAAACTTTTTCAAGCGCGGCCTCCCCCTCTGCGGCTGTCTTAGGAGAAATGTTGCCACTGATAAGATGCTTGTTTACGGGACCATACTGACCGGACTGAAGTGCTTGCTGTATCGTCATATGGCGCATCGCTGCGTAATTGAATAATTGCTCCATGTTGGATTGAATGCCGCCTTCGTGCTGCATCGCATCGATGGCAAATCTTTTTAACTGCGGATTGTTTTCCAATTCTTTCTTGAACCCGGCCCGTTGTTCAGCAAGAGTTCCAACCGGTCCGCTGTCGCCAAGATCGCCGGTCGTCTCCGCCGGTCCGCCGCCACCCTTGCTCTGCGGGAACGACTGACCCGGCCCCGGCCCACTGCCACCCATACCGGGTATACCGCCAACACCACCGGCACCGGGCACACCGGCACCGGCAAAGCCTGAACCACCGGCACGGCCACCGCCCATCATGATGCCGTTATCATCCCATTTCTGGAACGTGTCGCGAATGTCTTTCAATAATTTATTGGAATCCTTTTCAGTTTCTTCTGTATCCTGCTGCAGCAATGTATCCCCCGGCTTCACCTCACCGGCCTGCACTTCCATGGACATCTGCTTCTTGATCCACTCCCACCAGCCACCGGACTGAGCAGGACCTTCCTTTTCCCATACCGGCTGCGCCGGTCTATCTGGGTCTGGCAGCACACCAATGCCCCTCAATACCTTGGTAGAAACAGTCCCGGTCGTGACTGGCTTTTCCTCTTCTCCTTCTTTGCTTTTGCCAAGCCACTTGCTCAAGAATTTGTCAATGGCATCAACACCAGCAGAAATTTTCTGAAACTCTTCTCCTGTCGTGGCCAACGTCGGCATGACATAGGTATTGAAAAAACTTCTAAACTTCTCCGCAAACTCTCTGGCCTTATCATTGAGCTTTAAAATTCCCTCACTACCGACCATCTTGTTAATGCCTTCGAGCATCGTATAGCTCATGTCGGTCCACAGGCTTGTCGTGATGGTGTCAAGGTTGACCATCGTCTTATGATATTCCTTGGCTTTATCATCATTGAATTTCCACGGTTCAATCAAGCCTTTCATTCCAACAATGCCAGCTTCAAACGCTGCCTTGGAGTATCCCGTGACGGTGGGCAGCCATGCCTTGAAGCGTTCACCGCCGTGATTGTAGGCCTCCTGCAATACGTTCAATGCTTCTTGCTGCTTGCCAGCGTTCATCAGCAAGCGCACTTGCTCAGCCAGTGCCGGACTGGACGCTTGCAATGAACGATAGAACGAAGACGTTTCCTGCAGAGCAAGAACCTCCTGCAGCTTAGCACCGATGCTGGCAATGCCACTGCCAGCTTCACTTGCATCAATACCAGCAGCAGACAATTGCACTCGCAAGTTCTTGACGCTATCAACGGTGAAGCCGGTATTAGTTGCAAAGTTCTTGATCCGCAGCTCACCAACGGCAAACGCATCAAGCGCCTTGGCCACGCCAGCAAAACTGAGCGCCAGCCCACCAGCACCCATCAATGTTCTAGCCAGCCCTGCCGCAGCCTGATCCATTGCCTTGAGTGGACCGCGCGTATAATGCTGAACAGTCTGACCAAACTTTTCAAATTCTTTTGTGAAATTGCTGGTGCCCTTACCACCAGATTCATTGAGACTGGTAATCTTGGTCTTTAAATTGTCAACCTCTTTGCCAAGCTGGCCAAAGAACGCCAGCATTTCTTCTGGATTGAAATTACTATCTGGCATCGTTTACTCGTAAGCCATTTGATTATTGCGATTGAGCTTCAATGTTTTGAAAGCTCCATCTGCATCAGCGTTGGTACTCACGCCGGGTGGCACGTTGTTCATATTGACATTGATATTGGCAGAAGCATTCGTAGGCCAGCCGCTCTGCGTGGTCAGTGACTTGTCAACAACTGACCGCTGATTGCCTTTTGCAGCCTCCACCGCTGCCACAGCTTCCGCACCGGCGAAGCGCAGATCAATATCCTTGATGCTGCGCTTGCCGTGACTGTAGCCGTATTGATCAACCATGTCCACGGTGCCGGTCTTAGGATCATACGTGCCGGGGACAATGGTCATGACGTGTCCGCCGGTTTGACCGGGTGCCAGAATTTGTCCCTGCGTACCGCCGTAGCGACCGTGCCAGTACGTGCCCACCATGCTGCCAAACGTACGGCCCGGAGCATTGATATCATTCGGGTCTTTAATTCCTTCGCCCCACTTGTGCCATGACGTGGCAATGGCTCCGCCCGGTGGCGGTTTGAATCCTGCGGACTTCACATAACCGCTGGCGACAATGCCGCAGGCAGGGCCACTCATCTTGTAACCCTTCTGCGCGAACAAGCGCTGCAGCCCAGCAACGTCACCGGCACGCCCGAGCATCTCCGCTTGCTTCATCGTTTCAGCATCTATCTTCTTGCCGCCTTCATCATTCAGTCCGGCTGGACTACCGGCAGATTGCGCACCAGTGCCACCGCCTGCTCCGCCAGTACCGCCAGTACCGCCGACGCCACTGTCACTGACGACATTCCCGCCAGTTAATTGGTCATCCCATTTCTGAATGATATCGCGCATGTCTTGAAGAGACTTTTTAGAATCTTCTTCAGTATCTTGTTTCAACAAAGTAGAACCCGGCTCTAATTCACCTGCGTGAGCCTCTGTGCTGAATTGTTTGCCCAGCCATTCATAAAGCTTGATCATCCCTTGCATCGGTCCAACGCCAGCACCGCTCTTGGCAGTATAGCCTGAAATCCCTTCTGGCTTCTTCTGCATCTCTGTTACAATTTTACCCGGATCAATATCGTTCAGATGATGCCTTTCAATAAAATCAATAATCGCTTTGGCTTCTTGATACGTTGTTTTCAAAGTGTCCATAACAGGACCATCAAAATACTTCTTAAAATCATCAGCAAACTTGCGCGCTTTATTATTCAAATCATCAAGCCCCGTAGAGCCGGTCAATTTAACAATGCCCTCCAGCATCGTATAAGACATTGACTTCCATGTACTCTCAAATATAGTTTCAAGATTGACCATCGTCTTGTGATATTCTAAGGCAGCTTCCTTGGCAAATTTCCAAGGTTCAATCAAACCCTTCATACCATATTTTTGCGCTTCCCATGCTGCTCTGGAAACTCCAGTTACGGTAGGCAGCCACGCTTTGAATCTTTCGCCACCGTTATTGTAGGCTTCTTGAAGAACGTTCATCGCTTCCTGCTGCTTGCCAGCGTTCATCAATTGACGAACCTGTTCAGCGAGCGCAGGGCTACTGGCTTGCAATGATCTATAAAACCCGGAGGTCTCCTGCAGCGCCAAGACTTCCTGCAGCTTGGCACCGATGCTGGCAATACCTTGACTGGCTTCATTGGCGCTGAGACCAGCCGCAGACAATTGCAGCCGCATCTTCTTCAAGCCTTCGGTGGCAAAGCCTGTATTGATGGCAAAGTTTCTAGTCTGTAATGCACCGACAGCAAACGAGTCCAGAGATTTCGCAGCGCCAACAAACATGGCAATGAGACCACCGGCACCACCGATCGTCCCGAGCAGACCTTTGGATGCTTCCTCCATGCCGCGCATCGCGCCGCGCGTATGCCGCTGAATTGACTGACCAAACCTTTCGGTCTCATCAGTCACCTTCTTCATTGCATTGCCAGCCTCATTGAGGCCGACAACCTTTGCCTTGAAAGTATCTATCTCTTTTCCCATCTGGCCAAAGAAGGCCAGCATTTCTTGGGAATCAAAATCTTCAGGCATTATCGTTGTCCACTGGTCGCAATACCTCTTCCAGTTTCGTCGTCCATTTCATATGCCGCATTATTTCAGAAAACGGCATATCCAAAAACTCGCGCGGATTGCGCCCATAGTATTTGGCCAGACGATAGCAATCCAAGATGAAGTTGTCTTCTACATCTCTGGAATAAAAAAACGGTGCGCCAGTGCCAAGGCTGCGTACCCCCAATCTTTTGGATGCATCGCCTTGATTGCAGAGGGTGGCACTCCCGCAAGCCGAGACATCATGGCGAACATAGCCTTCGTCTCAAACGTCATCTTTGGCTGCTCACCTGACAGGAAGTCAATCATGACAGGTGTGCCGCAGATTTCAATGTCGCCTGCAGTTGGCTCGCGGAATTTCAACTCCCTGACTTCTTCGCCGTGCGCAATAACTGCCTTGCGCAACGGGATCACCAGCTCGGTCAACTCAACACCATTGACCTTCTTCGCCTCTTCGGCTTTGCTTGGCGCAGCCTGTTCTGTTTCATCTACCATTTACTGTATCTCGTCGCAGCTAATGCCTTCCCACTTGACCCGGACCAACCCGTCACGGGCGTTGATAGCAAGGGCCGATACACACCAGCCCTCGCGCAGCACATAAGTTGAATTGTTTGCAAGCTCAGCCGTCACTGTTACGTTCACCTGAGCTTCAAAGTCTTCAACTGACAAACCCGGCACCGTACTCACATCGCCCTCAATGGAGGGCACGCGAGGGAGTTCGGAATATCCGTGAATATAATCTTGGCCAGCTAGACCAGCCCGCTCAATCACTGATGGGGTAATCGTGAAATTTCCCCGCAGTGGATATTGATTGCCGTCCACCTTGAGATAGGCAATCCCAGCTATTCTTTGCGCCATAGTCTTGTCCTTTCACAAGATGGAATTATGCCGCGACAACAGTGTCGAGGCCGCGATCATACTGCAGTCTGAACTGAGCAAGGACTGCGAAGACTCGGAGTTGGTTCACCAAATCTGGCGGATAGAGGACGTTGACGCGATTTGGATCATTCGGATCGCGTTCAACAATCAAGTTGGCTTTGAACGCTTTGCCGTTCTCAACCAGACCATTGAACTCATCAATGCGATACTGCGCAACCAATTCCGCCTTGATGATCTTTGGCGTGACGATTGCCTGTCCAGAACCGAATCGAGTTCCATCGTCCGCGAGTTTGTGACGTGGATATTTGCTGGTGATGGCTTGCCGCTGATTGCGTAGCAACTTAGCCAGCGTCGCCAGCGTCGTCACCAGCTCATAGGCGTCGTCACTGTTGCCATACAGGTTCTTCTGGTACGTCGTGTTTTCACGCATGACCATTGGCACGTCAACAGGCGTGCGCTGCGTGGCAATGCCAACAAAGGATAGCCCATTCAACTCCGAAAGCAGGAATCGATTGTGCGACAATGCTGGCAGACAGTTTGCGAGCGACAATGTCTGCAGCGGACGAGCCGGGTCATTGACCAGTGCGCGTGCCGCCTTCGCGGTGTAGGCTGCAGCCCATTCATAAGTCGGCGTTGGACTACCAACCTCAACACCCATCACAGACATCTGCGCGCTGTTGCGTGTTTCCCCAAACAGAAGCAGATCAGAATAGATGCCACGCTTGGCGTTAAACAGATGTCCATAATGTTGTCTGATGAAACCCCACCTCCCGGTGTCGCTGAAACCAAACTCCGTTTCCCATGCCAGCATGGACGTGCTGTCCGTGAACGGCATGCAGACGTAGTCAATTTCAGTTTCACCAAGCGCACTGATGGCATTCGTAAACACGGGATCACCGACGCCACCTGTCAACTGCGTGTAGGTCAGCTTCACACCCTGCGGCAATTGCTCACCGCCGACGGTGCCGTAATAGCTGTCCGACATCACGATGTCATTGCCCGGTGTGCCTTTGTATTTGGCCGTCACAGTCACGGTGCCAGTTGTAACTGTAGCAATTACAGGCAAACTCGGATTAGCATTGATCGCAGCTTCAATTGAAGCCGCAACAATGTCCACGGTGTCAGTGGCACCGACATAGACAGGCACATTGCGGCCTGCGATATACAGGTCAATTGAACCCGCTGCAGTCGGTGCCGTCGTTACCACAATCGAGCCTGTCGCAGCCGCACCAGTTGGCTCAGCCAGCGGCAAACCCCAGACTTCATTCGCCCAATTGTTGGCGAAGAAAGTGCTGAACATATTTGCCAGCATGGAGCCTTGCCCGAACATTGCATCAGCCTGCGCCTGCGAAGCACAGGCGATCGGCACATCATGAATTGCAGTACCGGTCGATGTCATGATGCCAACAAGCAAAGAACGACCCGGCGTCAAACCGAGGCCAGCCATCGAAGGATCCAATTCGACCCAATAGAGTGGCATCCTCCAATTCGACGGGATTTGATTAAAGCTAACGGGCATGCTGCCCTCCTTTGGTACTTGTGAACCTATTCAGACTTGCGCGAAAATTTCGTCTTCTCTTGCTTCTGCGGATCGCCACCCTCGTGCTTTGTCATCTGCGGATCGCCGCCGCCCTCAGGAGTGATATCACCATCCCTGATGCGTCGTTGCGTGAAGGAATCATCAGGCCAGTCTACTAGCCCTTCCGCACGAAACTTACCCGCCGTTGGATGCGCAAGCACACGGCGAATGTCATCATTCTTCGGGAACACTTTCATCAGTCTTCTCCTTTTCTACAGGCAAGTCCCATTCAGCGACAACCTGCTGAATTTGAGTAGTGTCTGTGTCGAGTGGATATTTGGTTTCAAAATGCATCTTAGCAAAGACATTGTCCACGACGGGTGGAAAGTCAATCACGCCAAGATCGCAAATCAAAGTGAACCTGCTCTCAGCAATCGGGATGGCATTGTCCGCGCCAGCCGCCCCGAATTGATGTGTGCGATTACCGCGTG